AGGTGATTATATTAATGACTTTAAATATGATGTAAAATCTTGGTTTTATAAAAAAAATATAGTAGAATATGAGGGTAAAATTTCTTTAACTACTAATTTTTATGATAGTAAAATAAATCAAACAGGTGCTTTTAGTGATAGGTTTAAAGGATTGTGGAAATATATAATTGATAATGTCAGTGAAAATAAAACCATAAGAAATATTAAAGAATACTCTTTTTCCAATCCAAGTAAAACTGATAAAAGAGATATTGGAGTTTATATGGTTAATCAATCAGAAGACTTTTTAATTTCAAAAGAATATGACATTTATGCATCAACGATAATTAGTAGTGAAAAAGAAGAACAAGATAATAAAGAAACTAAGAAAAAACACACTAATAAGATTGAAAAGATTACAATACAACTATATTCTTACAAAAGTGATGTTAATACTATTAAAGAGTTTGTTGAGAAAATAACAAACACATATTTATCATCTATAGAAGATTTGCGCGAAAATAAAAGATTTATTTATACATTAAACAAATCTAAATATGAAGATTTTAGTTGTGAATTATGGGAAGAGACTATATTCTCAAGCACAAGAAAATTTAATAATATTTTTTTTGAAATGAAGTCTGAGGTTATTAATAAATTAGATTTCTTTTTGAATAACAAAGAATGGTATTTTAATAAAGGTATCCCTTATTCATTAGGAATTGGTATGTATGGACCGCCTGGAACAGGTAAGACTTCCTTAATAAAGGCAATTGCAAATTATACAGACCGAAATGTTATTGTTATTTCTTTAAAACTTGTTAAGACTAAAAAACAATTGGATACTGTGTTTTTTGAGGAACGTTATAATCTTGATAATAAAAAAGGAAGTATTGGATTTGATAAAAAAATTATTGTATTTGAAGATATTGACTGTATTGGAGATATTGTTATGAATAGAGAATCTAAGAAAAATACATCTAAACATGGATTGGGAAAACTTTTAGCGATTGATGAACTTACAACTACATCAAAAGTTAGTGTAGGTGATTTATTAGAAACCATATCAGCTAATGAAAAAGCAACAGAGAAAATGTGTGCATTTCCAAAAGTTTTAGAAGATGAACCTATAACATTAGATGATATTTTGAATTTATGGGATGGAATTCGTGAAACTCCTGGAAGAATTATGATTATTTCTTCTAATCATTATCAAGATTTGGATCCCGCTCTAATTAGACCCGGAAGAATTGATTTAACACTTGAGTTATCATATGTAACACATGACATAATTAAAGAAATTTATAATCATTTATTTGATGAAGAACTATCAAATGATAATTTAAAAAATATAAATAATAAATTTTATTCTCCTGCAGAAATTATTAATATTTATATGAATGAAAAAAGAGACAAAGATAGGTTTATTGAAAGATTATCTAGAAATATACATGTTTAGAGGTTCTTATATATTTTTACATCCTACAACATTTCACAGTTTAGAAAGTATACCAGTAGATCTTTATAGATAATTACAAATATAACCAAAATATATTTAATAAAAAAGAACTTAAAGATAAACTATAAATATAGTTTGTAGAGGGGTGGCGCAGAGGAAGCGCGTTTGGCTCATAACCAGAAGGTCGGAGGATCGAAACCTCCTCCCTCTAATTATAAAAATATTTATAAAAAACTTATAAATACTTTTAAAAGAATATTCCCTTTCTTTTCTGTGTTTTTCTTTTATTTTTTCTTGATTTTGGTTTCTTTGTTTTATTTAATTTCTTTTTTGATGAATTATTTTCTTTTTCGTCATCTTTTCTTGTATCCAATGGTCTATACCGCAAAAACCATTCTTCATACTCGGGGTCATTACGTTTATGTTTCAATTCAACAAATTTGTCTGCCTTTTCAGCTCTCATCTCTTCAACTGTTTCTTGATGACCCATACAATTAATACTAAATCTCCTTAATAAACCTTTTTGGGCTAATCTATTTTTTTCTTGTACTTCAAATAAATAATTAGCCATACATAATATACGTTCTGTATCATAATATGGTCTATTAGCATATAAAAATGCTAACCAAAAACTAAGCATAGTGTCAATTGTCGCAATTTTAATATCATATCCTCCTTCTTTAATAATATTGTAACTATGACATGCTAATGGCTGATAAATGAAAGCAATAGTATCATCACCAACTTTTATTTCATAGTGTGGTGCAATTATTTCTCCAACTCCAGGTCGTTTAATTATTTTAACATTTTTAACGTCTATATCAGATAATCTTTCTTTAATAATTTGAGCAGTTAACATTGGTTCTTCAGAAAGGACATCAAAATCTGGTATTTTTTGAAGTTTACGTTCCAAATCTTTTGGCATATAATGAGAATACATAGAGAGAGCATAACCTCCAAAAAATACAACACCTTGGTCTATTAATGTATGTTGAACATTCTCATATATTTTATCAGAAAATTCTCCTTCGGCCATTCGTCTTTGAAACTTAATTTTATTACAATCTTTTCCTTTAAGAGGATAATTTTTGTTTAAAAGTGTTAGACGTTTTAATACTTTTTCCCATCTTGAAACGTCTCCTGCAGGACGAGAAAGCTCTAAATACATGCCCATACGAAGAAGATTAGGTGGAGCATACAGAATTCCAGCCACTTTAATAGATTCTGATTTTATTGCTTTAAACAATTCTTTAGGTATAAGAGTAATATCTGCTACTGGTATAAAATTAACATATACTTTAAATGTTCCATGATGTTGACCCGATTTTGCTTCAACTTCTTCAAAACCTTCTTTTATATATAGGTCTACTAATTCTTTTGAATCATTTAGTGCATTCGCGCTATAAAAATCATAATCAGGAATTTCAACATCTTTATTATAAAATTGGTCTTGTTTTGGTAATATATTATTTATTGCGGTACCACCATAACAAATTAATTTCTTTTTTCTTAAGAAATCTTCTACAATACCAATTATGCGTTTAACTTCTGGGGAATTAGCAACTTGTCTGCCTTGTCTTTCTTCAGCCTTGTCAACCGCCGTCCTTAATATGGCTAATTCACAATCTTGAAACGTCATCTTTTTGTCACATATGTCTTTCATATATATATACCTTTAAAAAAGGTATAGCCAAATTTTTTTAAAATATATTATTTTGAAAAAATTTGTTTTAAATATCAAATTTATAGAAATCCGACTGGACAGTTCTTGTAGCATATGATAATTCTGGGTTTTGTGGTGGAGGTAAAGGAATAGTAACAGGAATATAACGTAATTTTGCGGGTTTTAATACAAATGCATAACCATTTTCATCAAAGAATATGTCATTTTCTTCAATATTAACATCAATCTTTGGATATCTCATTCCTAAAAGCTGACAACCAGTTTCTCGCATAACTACCGAACTTGGATTTTCAGGGTCTGTTCCTTTATCAGGCATTCCAATTGTCATATTTTGTTTATTAAACTCAATAAGTTCATTCATATCAGGACTGTATTTAATATCATAATAATGAAGACATCTCATAAAAACTGAATTACTTGTCATATTGATAAACTTATAGAATTCAGGACATTCTAGAAAAGATATATTACTTCTGTCAACAATTATAACAACTTTTCCCATTAATTTTTTTAATTCAACATTTCCGAAATTTTTACCATAATATTCGGAATCATAATCTTTACTCATCAATATAGAGTCATAAGATTCCAATAATTTTGCAAAGTTTTGATACATAGTTTGATTTGTACTTTTAATTCTTAAATGAATAATTATCGGATCTAATGAATTTGGGGCAGTTGATGTAGCAAAAGCATAATCCCGAATTATATTCATAATATCCGCAAAATTAATGTAATTAAATGTTTCCTTAACATAATAACTATCACTTGTTGATGTTGCTACAACTGGCTGATCTCCAATTGAAAAAATTTCAAAATCAAGACCTCTGACTCCTTGTTTTAACAAATCTTTTAAAACACATGTATCTACATAATCATTCTTATAATTTCCACCACTACAACAATTATATGCTGTCTTAATATAATAGTCCTTGAATGTATAATTAAATTGCTCAGAACTATCAATTGATCTTATTTTTCCATTCAACTCTCCATATATTGCATCCATTGCTGAACATTCTTTACTTCTTAAACGACTATAGTAAAAATAATATAAAAATGCTATTAAAATAATTATTAATGTTATAACAACAATTAAAAATACTGCGGTAGATTCCTTCATATCTGTTACAGATTTAATAGCATTACTAACTGTTTTTTCTGCTGAATTATCCATATTATATTATATGAATAAAAATAATATATTTGTAATTCATTAATAGTTAAAAATATATTGTTATACTATAAAAATGGCCGGAGGCTTAATGCAATTAGTTAGTCAGGGACAACAAAATATTGTTCTAAACGGTAACCCTAGTAAAAGTTTCTTTAAATCTGTATATCATCAGTATACCAATTTTGGTCTTCAAAAATTCAGAGTTGACTATGAAGGTTCAAAAACATTACGATTATCAGAAGAATCATCGTTTACATTTAAAATTCCTCGTTATGCTGATCTTTTAATGGACTGCTATTTATCAGTAGCTCTACCAAATATATGGAGTCCTATTTTACCACCACAACAGGTCACAGATGAAACTACTGCGCAAGGTTTAGGAAATATTGAACAATGGGCTCCATATGAATTCAAATGGATTGAAAATATTGGTGCGAAAATGATTTCAAAAATTAGTATTACTTGTGGAAATTATACATTACAAGAATATTCGGGAGATTATTTATTAGCTTCTATTCAGAGAGACTATAATGCTATTAAACTTGATTTATTTAACAGAATGTCCGGTAATGTTCCTGAGTTAGTTGATCCCGCTAATTCTAACTCACGTGTAAATTCTTATCCTAATGCTTATTATACTGGAGATTTTGCTGGAGCAGAACCATCTATTAGAGGCAGAATTTTATATATACCATTGAATAACTGGTTTGGATTAAAATCTCAAATGGCATTCCCATTAACATCTTTACAATATAATGAATTACATATAAATGTCACGTTTAGACCTATTAATCAATTGTTTGTAATTCGTGATGTATTTGATGCTACCAATAATTACCCTTATATTGCTCCTAATTTTAATGTATGGTATATGCAATTTTATCGTTTTTTACAACCCCCACCTGATATTTGTATTGATATTGCCTCTTATGTTGACCAAAGAACACTATGGAATGCAGATGTCCATTTAAATTGTACTTATTGCTTTTTATCTAATGAAGAAGAAAAGCTTTTTGCTTTACAAGAACAAAAATATCTTATTAAACAAGTTCATGAAAGAATTTTTCCTAATGTTACTGGACCTAATAAAATAGAACTTGATTCACTTGGTATGATTTCTAATTGGTTATTTTATTTTCAAAGAAGTGATGCTAATTTACGTAACGAATGGTCTAATTATACAAACTGGCCATATAATTATGTACCTTTAAATGTCATACAAGCACCTACATCAGGAACATATACTATTTACCGAACTATTGGAGGAAAATTAACACCTGTTGAAATTGGCCCTGGTGTGAACCCTGATGGAACATTAACAGGTTTAGTTATAAACCAAACATATAATCTTCAAAATGACAAATTAATATTAGTTGCAATGGGTATTTTATTGGATGGTTCGTATAGAGAAAATATCCAGCCTGCTGGTGTTTATGATTATATTGAGAAGTATGTTAGAACTACCGGAAGCGCACCACCTGGTTTGTATTGTTATAATTTTTCTATTCATTCAAATAATTCTGATTTACAACCATCTGGAGCAATAAATATGAGCAGATTTAATCAAATAGAAATGGAATTTACAACAATTATTCCCCCATTAGACCCTTTGGCTCAAAGTTTAACAATTTGTGATCCAGAGACAGGAAATATAATTGGTATAAACAAACCAACATGGCGTATTTATGATTATAACTTTGATTTACATTTGTTTGAAGAAAGAATTAATGTTGTTCATTTCATTGGAGGAAATGTTGGATTAATGTATGCTACATAAAAATATTTAGCAAATTATTAATATATATATATATTAATAGGTAAAGGAAAATTTGGTTCAGGAGTTACAAAAAGTTTAAAAAATCTTGGAAAATCTCATTTTGTTGGTGTTGACGGACACTGTTATAATGGTACCGGAAATTGTCCACATTTTCATTCTCGCTTGTTTGGTGCTGCAGTACTGGCAGCGGGACATCAAGGAAAACGCATTTCTACAACTAACAAAAGATTAGGCCTTTGTGTTGAACCTGGATATTGTCACATGTAAATTAAATATTATATCACTATAATATTTAAAATAAAAATTTATGAATTTAATGATGAATTTGAAGCTGGAGGCGTAGTCTCATAAAATTGACCTGTTGCTGATATAGTCATCGGATATTTTTGTTCATAATATGGTAACTTGCTTTTTGATGCAATTGGTATAGCATTAGAAATTCCTTCACTATATTCATCAGCTGATTCTCTTTTTTTGTTATACAACTTTAGTCCTTCATTAAATGATTTGGTCCATAAATCTACTCCCTGATATGGCATTTTTAATTGAGCATCTTTTGAACCAGGATATATTTGTGCAAAATCAGCATTATGGTTATTATAACCAGTTGTTAATGGACTATATTGTAATCCTTGCTGACCTAATTTACCTCCATTGTCGTATGGTCTAACATCTTCGGTTCTACATGAATCTTCTGGTTTAGGACCAGGATTACAACCATAACAATCTATATCAGAAGTACATTGTTCTCTAGTTATAGCGCACTGGGATTGTGGACCGCAAAAATTCTTACAGCTTAGAGTATTAGTTAATGGTAAATCAACCGTATGACTGTATAACGGTGAATTAGTATCGTTATAATTAATAACAGCATCTTTTGGATATGGTATTATTTTTTGAGAATATCTTTCAAAATCTGTCAAACCTTCTTTTAACACTTTTTTTGTTGAACATATTTTATTTAATATTATATTGGAACCATAATTAATTATCATCCAAAATAAAAATAAACTTACAAATGTGTAAAATATTGTATATTTATAATTTAAAGTCATATATATATACAATTTATATTTTATTTTGTCTTATTGTTCTTTCTGTGGCTTCTGTGCTTTTTTATATACAACAGATTCTACATTCTATTAAATTTAATTTATTAGTTACCTCTTGAAATTCATTTCTAATTTTAATATAATTATTAAATATTACAAGGTTTAGAAAATAAGGCGTCTGAAATATTCAAAGTCCAAAGTAAAAGGTTTAATATATTATTTACTCTAGAATTTAATATATATTTATTATAACTAATGTCTACAACAGAAGATACAAGCGCAATTGATGAAAAAAAAACAGATGAAACAAATTTTACACCAGATTTTAAAGGTTTTATATCAAGTTATTTATCTAGTATTATTTTTACAATAGGAATTTCTATATTTGTTATAGGAGGTCTTGGATTATATACTACTAAAGTAGCACAATCAAATATTCTTCCAGATAACATTGAATTAGCACCTTACACTGTATATGATCGGGTAGTAAATAACATACCAATTGATATAAATATTATGAGAACCTCGTTGTGGTCTGATAACAAAGATACTTTATCTCAAAAAGCCATATTTAATTCTCAAGAATATTTAGATAGTTTTAGTAATAGTTTTTTGTGTTCTCTAAAAAAAAGTGCTGATCCAAAAAATGAATCAAATTCTGCTTTATTTTTTTCGCGAGTATATGATAATTTAGTTTCCAAAAATTTTCTAGCAATAAATACTATTTTCTTTTATTTAAGTTATCTGCCTGAATCGCTTATAATGATTCTTTATGGATTATTTGGAATATTTATTTGGATTGGTTTATATTTCTTTAATCTATGTATTAGTATATTTTATCATTTTATAAACATACCTGAGCTATTTAGAACAAAAATAGATAATAAAGATGAAAATATATTTGAATGGGAATCAGATGATAAAATCTCATTTATAAGATTATTCAAATTTTTATTATTTTTCTTTATATGGATTCCTGTAGGTTTACTTTCAACATTTGTAATGCCATTCTTTTTTACGATATATGGATTGATATCTCCATTGTTTACTAGTTATAATATTAAAGAAACTAAAAAAACTTATAATGTAATTGATTTTATTAAGGATACATTTGCTTACAAAAAGTTTTTCTTTTTTATTCTTGCTACTTTAAGTTTATTGTCTAATGGAATTAGATTTTTAGGAAGCACTTCTATTGTGGGAATAGTAGTTGCGGTTATATTTGCTTATTTTATGGGTTTATATAGTAATGACATGCCTGATGTTGGAGTAGATGGCTTTACAAGCAAAATAAGAGAAAATATAACTCAGGCAAAGGTTGCTGCTTTAAATGACAACAAATTAGTTGAGATATGTCAGCAAATACCAATTTATAATGACAAAGCAAACAATGATTTAAAAGGTGCTAAAAAGAATAAATCATTAAGAGAATTGGTTAAACCAAAAACTGTAGGGGGACAAGATAGTTCTTTAGAACAGTCTGACATGAATACTCCTTCTTCACAACAAAATAATAATGGTTCTTCTGAAGCAGTGGATTCACAATCAGGTGGAAGAAGAAAATTATTTAAACCATCAAAAAAATATAATTTTAGATTGGTTTAATAAACGATTTAAATATAATTCATAATTAAATGTAAATAATGGGAAAAAATAAAAAAAATAAAACTATACAACAAAATTTGCTGACTGAAAATTTATTACCACTTGTAAGTTTATGTACTCCTACATTTAATCGTCGTCCTTTTATACCTTTTATGATAAGGTGTTTTGAAAACCAGATATATCCAAAAGATAGGATTGAATGGATTATTATTGATGATGGAACAGATCCAATCGGAGACTTAGTAAAAGATATTCCACAAGTGAAATACTTTTATTATGAAGAAAAGATGCTTCTAGGAAAGAAACGCAATCTAATGCATAGCAAATGTAGTGGTGATATTATTGTTTATATGGATGATGATGACTATTATCCTCCAGAAAGAATATCTCATGCGGTTGAAACATTACAGAAAAATCCAACATTTTTGTTTGCTGGTTCATCTGAGATGCATATTTACTTTGATTCAAGAAATGCGGTTTATCAATGTGGTCCGTATAAACCATATCATTCAACTGCTGCTACATTTGCTTTTAAAAAAGAACTATTACTAGAAACAAAATATAATGATGATAACGCGTTTTCTGAAGAGAATACATTTACAAAAGGTTATACAATTCCTTTAATACAATTAGATACATTAAAATCTATATTGGTTTTTTCACATAGACACAATTCATTAAATAAAGAAAAATTGTTAGAAACTCCTCAACTAACAAGAACCACGATTTCAAGATATACAGTTGATGACTTTATTAAAGACCCTGTATTAAAACAATTTTATATGTATGATATGAATAAATTGTTAGAAGATTATGAACCTGGTAAACCAGAATATAAACCAAAATTATTAGAACAAATGAAAAAAATGGAGGTTGAAAGAGCAAAACGTATAGATGAACATAATAAAATGTTAGAGTCGCAACAAAAACTATTATCAACTATTTATAAGCCTGTAAATAAGGAAATTGAAACACTAAGGAATGAATATGACAAAAAAATAGCAGATAAAAATATACTTATAAATGAGCTTCTGAAAAAAATAAAATATCTAACTGAAGAATTGTCTAAGTATAATAGTTAAAATAATTTATTAATAAACAATATAAAGCCATAACACCCTATTATGTATATAATAAAGTATGTATTATGACGAACTATTGGAAACTGTTGACAATGATGTTTCATCTATTCAACAGAAATTAAACAAAATGAATGTAGCAGACCAAGCAAAAAAGGTTGACAAATATTATGAGAAATATTCTGTTCCATTTAATGATGTTTGGAAAGATGGTAAGTTTTATAAAAAAGTTAATATTGAAAATTATGGTTCAGGACAAGTAGGCACAAGAATCAGAAATGCTGTTACAGGAGAAAAATATAGTAATTTAGTTGGTAGTATTGATGAAGATTTATTTTTTAAAGTGGCTGATGCCTCTGGTAGGAGAGGAAGAATGGAGCCACTTATGTTGTATTATGATACTCCAGAGCAATATGAAAATCATCATTTAACTATTGTAAGTCAGAGTATTAAGGAAAAATGGTATGAAAAATGTTTAGAGGCAAGAAAGAGAGTAGAGTAAATGAAGAAAGAGAATAGTATATTTAATTATGTATATAATATTAATAAAATTGTTAACATTATATTTGAATACTTTTTATAAACAATCACAATCATCATCTGAAATTATATCTTCTGTTTCAGATGCATTTTCTTTTGTATATTTTTCTAAATATCTGTAAATACGGTTAATATCTAACTTGGATATATCGTAATTTTCAAAAAACAAAGCAATCTCATTATCAGTATGTTTATTCTTGAGATCTAGAAAAAAGGCAAACATATCATTCTTGTCCATTGATAATTCTTGACATAAATTTTGAATGAAAATAGAATTATTGTATTCTGTAGAATATTTTGTTAGTACTTTTGTAAATCTAACCTCTGCTGGATTAAACTTTTGTTTTTTCTTTGAAATAAAATCATCATGGTATATCTTATTATTTTTAAAAGTTTTAATCAATGAACTCATTTCATTAAATTGCCATATTTGTTTTTGAAATGTTATTCTATCTATATAATCTGCAAAACACATATTATCCAAAATGTTTAAATATAATGGAACAGATTCTTCTTTATTTGCCTTTCCTAAGACATCAATTATATTCTCGTGCCATAACAATCCAACAATTGTTCTATCTGTTTCATTCATTATTGATAAATGCTCATCAATTTGATAATTGTTATTTATTAACTTTTTTGTTATTTTCCTTGTATCATCATTATATGACTTCATTAAAAATATGTTTTTAATAATATTATTATTCAGTATATTCTGTTTATTTTTATATAGCTCATAAATAGTTTTTAATTTTCTTAAATCTCCTTGAATAAAATTTATTATATTTGTTTTTATATTTTCATCTTCTAAAGTTGGCATTATTTTTTCAATAATTGTTTCAATTTGAGGTTTTGATGGGGATTTCAATTCTATAACATGACACACCTTCATTAATTCCTTTATCTTTTTATCAATATGATAATTTCCAATGCAAATTATTGGATTTAATGTTATTTCTTCTAAACGCTGTTTCTTCGTTTTTTTGGGTCTTATTATTTTTATTAACGAGTTAATACCTCCTTTATCACCATTATTCATGCCATCTATTTCATCCATTATAATTGCTATACGTTGAATTTTTTTGTAAAACATGCTCATTATATTTTTGTCTGACATATTATGTTTTGTTATTGTATCAATTATTGATTTATTTCTAATGTCGCCAGCATCATACTTAATAATGTCGTAATCCAGTTCTTTAAGAATTTTAGTTATAAATGTTGTTTTCCCTGACCCGGGATCTCCATAAATATATAATCCTTTCTTTGTTGTTAAATTATGTTTATTTTGTTCAAAGTCTTTTAAAATTTCTTTTATTTTATTTGCTTCTTCATCACGACTTAATAAATTATTTATATTTATGTTCTCCATCTTATATATCTAATTATATTCTTTTTATGTTGATTTTTTCTCAAACCTAGTTCTTCAAAGAAATTTATAATTAAAATTCTACATTTATTTGATTCATTCTCAATAGCATAAGATTCTAAAAATGCCACATAATTTGTATATATACAGGATTTATAATAATATTTTTTCATATCCCACCATCTGTTATAATTCTCAACTAACAAATGTTTTAAAACAAAATCATTATCTTGTCTTATCATTGTTCGTATATAATTTTCAATATTTTTATTATTTATATATCTCTTTATTAAAGAATGTTCTTCTTTATAACTTTTCTTTGTTAAAAAAATAGTTACTATTTTTGGAATATATGAATAAATTATATCAATTAATTCATCTGGTAATCTACCTACACTTTTTAATAAATTGTTTGGTATAACCATTCTATAAATATATTATAAATTATTTTTATATATTTATAGTGTATTGTATTACAAATTTAATATAATATTATAATTTTATGCAGTTGTAGTTGTTGTTTCTGAGGTATCACATGGATTTTTTACTCCTGATGTAATTCCATCCCAAGTTACCTGACACGCAGTAGCCCATTTATATTTAGAGCAAGTTCCATTTTCTCCAGTAAATGGATTTTGATTAAAGTTCATTGTAGCCTTGTTACTTTCTGATGGTATATTACATCTTCCTAAACTATGAGTATTTAAACAAGCCTCTCCATTTCCAGACATGTCTACCCAATAATCAGGACATTCTCCAATAACAGGAGGCCATGTTTCTGAATTTGAAGCTTTAGACAATGCCATTCCTATTACAACTAACATTATTATTAATATAACTATTGCTACTGTTATTATTGTTTTTTGGAAATTCATTCTATATAAAATAAATATATAATTTTTTTATGGATATATTATAATATGAATAATACTAAAAGTTCAAATGGAAGGGTTGATATTATTAAAAAAACGCAATCACCTGATTTGTCTAATTTATTTGCTATGTATGACAAAATTCCTGCTAATCAATGTGCTACATTTAGAGAACCAACATTAGGTCAATGGGATGAAACACCATTATCTAAAACTTATTTTTCTAAGCAAAATATTCAAATTATTCAAAATGGAATTAGAGCTGGAATTTATAGGAAATCTAACGGACAATATCTTATTGGTCCTCAGGATTGTGACGCACTAAAGATTATTATGAGAAGTGTATTTTTACAAAATGCTGCTAATCAGAGTCAAAACATTTCTGGTCAAATTGAACAGTTAAATCAAATTGTATTAGATTATTGTATTCATCATGTATATTCAGAGGCCCAAGGTTATATGAAATATCTAAATGATGTTAGCACACTAGCTGTTCCTATGGCAACTCCAGTTGTTGAAGGACAAAGAGATAAAAATAATTATTTAATGCCTAATTGGTTTTAAAAGAACTATATTATATATGCCAGAAAACGAATATTTAAATAGAATATTACATGATATAATAAATATCAAACAACTAACAAATGAACAATTAGAATATATATTAAATTCTTCTGATGATAATAAAAATACAATTATTAAAATATATAATGAAATAATCATATTTATCATTGAATCGTTTATTGATAATGATTAAAATAACAAAAACTAATTATATATTTAAAGATATATTCATGAACTAATTAAATGTCTAGACTTATTAAGAAACTTTTTGTTAGTTACTCTTCTTTGTTAAGGGTAAAAAATAAGAGATATTATTGGGAACCACCAAAAAAAGAAGAGTTATGTAAAGAGATTGTTAATAACCAAACATATGAACATAATAAAGTCTGCTGTAGAATTGATTTACATGAATTACAAGAAAAAAAATTACAAGATATTAAAATCCAACTAACAAATCAAGAAAAAGCATTTGAAAAAATTAATGACAATATAACAACTGCATTTGCTAATGTATATTTATTACAATGGGGTACGCTTTATTATTCTATAATTATGTTGTTTAAATGCTAGATTTCTTAACTATCTTTTTCTTTGGTTGAATGATAATTTCTTCTTCAATTTCCATTTGAACCTTAGGAGATTTTTTTACAATTTTCTTAGCTCCACCTGTTACCTTAGTTACAGACTTTTTCTTTGACACTTTAATATCTCCTAGTTGGGCTTGTTCTCTTTCCTTTTGATATTCTTGATATTCATTTTCAAGAATCTCTAATTCTGATAACCACATTTGTTGAATTGTTGTTGACTTAATGCGCTCTAATTCATCAGTCTTTAATTGATGTTCTTTTAAAAGTTTATCTACATTTTCTTCTGATACCGAATCCATAGGCATTCTAACTAAATATTTAAACTCATCATCATCCTCAATAGTATCAAATTCTTTATCTTGAAGCATGTCAATAATCTCTTGCTTCTTCTTCTTTCTCAAATCAATTGTTCCGTTCAATAATTCTTGAACATACTTTGCTTTATTTGATAAGATAAGAAGTTCTCTCTCCAAAATATCAATCATATGATCTTTTCTATCTTCATAATACTCAAGACGAATATCAAAATAATCATCTATAATTTCTTCAACATTATCATATTTTTTCAATTTATCCTCTGAATTAAATAAATTCATATTTGTTGTGGAGCTAGTAGAATAAAGTTTCAACATTTTTTCTAATCCGTTACACCCGTGCTCCCCTTTACAAGATTCTAATTCATGAAGCTTTCCTTTTGAAAATGTAATGACGAATTCAACAGTTGTATCTGTATAATTTTCAAACACATCTTTTACAATAGGAACAATCTTTTTCCCATCTTTATCTTTGTCATTTTGTAATTCATTTAATAATTCTTTAAAATCTTCTGTCCAATATCCAATAGGCAACTCTGTAACTCTTATTTTATCTGTTTCAATAGTTTCATATTTTCCTTTAAACATAAACTTACTATCGCTTAGTTTTGATATATCACCAGTAAACCCTTCATAGTATGGGAAGAATTCAATATTATCAGAAATATTTCCTTGTAATTTATTCTTAATATATGTAATGATATCCTTAGGATTGTAGCACATAATTTCAGTGCTGAACCCAGTTCCAATTCCTTTTGTTCCATTGACTAAAACCATTGGAATAATTGGAACATAGAATTGAGGTTCTACAGGAGTTCCATCATCATTTAAATATTTTAAAATATTATCATCTTGTTCTGGAAATAAGATTCTAGTTATTTTTTCAAGCCTTGTAAAGATATATCTTGGAGATGCCGCATCTTGACCTCCTTTAATTCTTGATCCGAATTGTCCTGATGGAAATAATAAGTTAATATTATTTGAACCAATGAAGTTTTGTGCCATCCCAACAATTGCTTTATTCAAACTTTCTTCTCCATGATGATAACAAGATTGTTCTGATACTGAAGCTGAAAACTGAGCTACTTTGATTTCTGAGCTTAAACGTCGTTTAAATGCAGTATATAAAATTTTTCTCAAACTAATCTTAAGTCCATCCATCAAGTTAGGAATACTTCTATCACAATCATACTTTGAGAAATGAATTAATTCCTTATTAATGAATTCTTCATATGGTATCATATGTTTGCTTGTGTCTGCAAAGCTGTTTCTATTGTAAACTGTTTCCAGCCATACTTTTCTATCATCTGCACGTTTCTTATTAAATACCATATCAATAGCATCATCACTCGTTTGTCCAGTATGCTCAAAACCAACAAATTTTTTCTCTTCAAAATATTCTCTAAATTCAGTTTTAGTTGAAGTACCTAAACCCTTGTAATATTTAATATTCCATCCCTTTGTTTCATTTATATGTTTCCATTCTTCATATTCACCCTCATTGTAAAACTTGATTTCTTGATTACCCTTTTTTGCCTTTAAAATAGGAGTATTCATAAAACCTATAAATCCAGGAATATGTGTCAGAGATGCCCATTCATTTTGAAATAGATTAATACATAATCCTTTGATATGAGAACCATCTAAATCTTGATCAGTCATAAATACAATCTTTGAATATCTTAGGTTCTTATTAACATCTTCAATTGTATTATATTCTTTTCCAGTTTCTAAACCAATAATTTTTTTAATTTCAGCAATCTCCTTATTTTCAGAGACCTTTTTAACAGCTTCCCCTCTTACATTCATAACTTTTCCTTTCAAAGGATAAACTCCAATTGTATTTCTATCTTCAGAAGATAATCCAGAAATTACGCCAGTTTTTGCTGAATCCCCCTCACAAAAGATAATCATACAATCCTTTGATTTATCTGTTCCAGCCCAATTAGCATCATCTAACTTTGGAATTCCTCTAATAGACTTGCTTTTTGTTCCATCAGTTTTCTTAGCAGCTTTATTTTCCTTTACTTCTGTTATAGCACATGCTGCATCCATAACTCCCATCTTTGCAATCTTTTCAATAAATTTATCACTTACATCGCATTTAGACCCAAACTTAGCCATTGGAGTATTCATAAAATCCTTTGTTTGACTATCAAATGCTGGATTCTCAATATCACATCTTAAGAACAATATCAATTGTTCCTTGATTGAATTAGGATTTACTTTTACTTTCTTCTTTTTTTCAATGAATTCTGCTAATTTTCTAGTAATTTGATTTAGAATATATTCAACATGTTTACCTCCTTTAGAAGTATAAATACCATTAACAAATGATACTTGTATAAATTCATTTGTAGGAGTTAATGCAACAGCATATTCCCAACGAGGATTAGCTTCTTCATAAACTCTTGGTGCTACTGATTTCTCTCCAATATACAAATTTATATATTGCTCAAAATTCTTAGTCGGAATAATTGCCGAATTATACTTTACTTTTATAGTTTTATCAGTTACAGCAGAAATATCATAAACTCTCTTCTTTAAAAGAGCTATCAGATCAGGAGTTAAACCACTTATGCCTAATCTTTCATAATCAGGTTTAAATGTAATTTTAGTATATGGTTTTGTCTTTGAAGCCTTTGTGATCTTTGGCTCACAAATGGTATCAAGATTATCTTTAAAATCTTGAGTATACTTTAGACCGCGAATATGGTCTACTGTCTCAATTGAACCAAAAGTAGACCAAATAAGAACTAACTTAAACCCAAACCCATTCTTTCCACCAACAATCTTTTTTTCTTCTTTATTATAATTTGTTGAAGTTCTTAAATGTCCAAATATAAGTTCAGGAACCCAAGTTTTATATTCGGGATGTTGAACAACGTCAATTCCATTACCATCATTAATCATAACAATAGTGCCATCGTCTTGAATAGCGATATCAATATAAGTGACTGGTAAAGAATTATCAACATTTTGTTCAATCTTAGACTGCATTCTTACAACATGATCTCTACAATTAACAATACCTTCATCAAATAACTTAAATAGACCAGGAATATAGCTAATATTCTTTTCAATAATTCTGTCACTTGTTTCATTCATAATCCATAAATCAGCATCAACAGTTTCAACAGAACCGATATATGTATCTGGATTATCCAGAATATGTTGTTTATCAGTTTTTTGTTGAACGTCAAAGTATAAAGTATTATCGTCGGTAGCGCTCATTGTTTCAGATATATACCTTAGACTTTTATGTTTAAATAGTTTCAATTTTATTTACAAATAATATATATTTTCATTTTCACTAATAAATCACAACCTTAAAATAAAATAAAATAAAATAAAATAAAATAAAATAAAATAAAATAAAATAAAATAAAATAAAATA